GGGTTCATGGTGGTCAGAGCTTCGTAGCCTACGGCGGTGTTACGGTCGCCCTGCTGATTGGCATCCAGAGTCAGATACCCCACCGCGACATTCCTGTCTCCGGTGGTATTGTTCTGCATCGAAAAGCCGCCGACGGCGACATTGCCCGATCCCGCAGTAGTGTTTTGGAGTGCTGCAAACCCTAACGCTGTTGCATACGTCGCTTCAGTCGAATTGAGCATGGCATTCTTGCCAATTGCCGTATTGGAATGCCCAGTAGTAACTGCCCCGAGGGCATTGTCCCCGGCGCTTGTATTGTTATCGCCAGTCACCGCGGAACCACTTGCTCCGCCCCCGGCCTGATAGCCAACCGCGACATTTGAATCGCCGCTTGTAATTTCTGCTCCCGAGAAACTTCCTAAGAGAGTGTTTTTTACTCCTGTGAAATCGGTCCCTGCGCTTGCGTTTGTACCCGCCTTAAACCCAAGCCCCACGTTGTACATGTCGGTTTTTGAGGCAGGTTCCACATCACGCAATGCCTCATAGCCCACTGCCGTGTTGCGATCTCCGACAGTGCTTTCTGTGAGCGCCTTGTAACCATACGCGACGTTCAAATCCCCGGTTGTCGTTTTTCCGAGAGCTTCAGCGCCCACTGCCGTGTTGTATCCAGACGTGGTGACGGCATCCAGTGCATTGACGCCTATGGCTACGTTGTAACTTGAACCTGTGTCAGTGGTTCCAGAAGGATCAGAACCAATCCAAATTGAACTGTTCTCTTTAAGGGCTGGGTCAAGGACGTTGAGTTCTGCTGCGGTTGATGTCACGGCGGTACTGCCAATAACTAATCCGCTTGCAGGAACAACAACTCTTGCTGCGCCTGCCAGAATAAGATCATCTGCGGACTCATCCCAGAGCATGTAAGCACTGGCGGTGGCCCCGAAGAACTTAACGTCGTAACCGGTGTCATCTACGCCGACCGTGACCGTGTTATCAATCTGGACAGCACCGTCTATATCGACAGCATCTAGGTTGGTTGTTCCGTCTACGTCAATATTACCGCTTATGTCTAACTCAGTTGCGATAATTTTGTCATTGAATGTTGCAGCGCCTGCTGCCGACATATCAAGAGTAAGGGCGGTAATTGCAGACCCACCATCACTACCTTTAAAAACAATATCACCATCTGAAATACTTGAGTGAATGTTTAAATTATTGCTTGATAAATTAAATTTTCCGTACTCAGAACCTGAACCTTGAAGACTTATATCCCCACCGCCTACGTCCAGATTAATATCACCAGCAACATCTAGTGTAAGGTCACCAGAAGACAGATCAATTTCAGTACCGTCAATTGTAATGTTGTCTACAACTACACCCGCGTTTGCAGTAACTACACCACCAACAGCCAGTGTAGACGCCATATCTACAGCACCATCGATGTCTACTACATCAAGATTAGCCGTACCGTCTACGTCTATATCACCAGATACATCCAAAGATCCTGCATCAAGTTCTCCGGTTAGTGTGATGTTTCGGAAACTTGCTACGTCTTTATTGGAATCTACTGTGACTACTTTACCGGCTACTACAGTCCCTACTGAGCCGCCAAGATCAATAGCGTTAAGCTCTGCAGCGGTAGCTGTAACAGCCGTACTCCCGAGAACTAACTGCCCATCAGGGATGACAATACGTGCAGCCCCAGCAAGGATGAGGTCGTCCTCATCTTCGTCCCAGAGCATATAAGCACTAGCTGTAGCACCGAAAAACTTAACGTCGTAACCGGTATCATCAGCGCCGACCGTAACCGTGTTATCAATCTGGACAGCACCGTCAATATCTACGGCGTCGAGGTTGGTCGTACCGTCTACGTCAATATCACCAGATATATCTAGCGAGGCTGCGGTAAGCGCTCCGGTAAGCGTGACGTTCCGGAAGCTGGACGCATCTTTATTAGCATCCACCGTTACAACTTTGCTGGCGACTACAGTACCTACAGCAGCACCAGTGTCAGAGTAATTAAGCTCAGTCGCGGTAGCCGTTACACCGTCAAGGATATTTAGTTCAGCGGTTGTGCTGGTTACACCGTCAAGGATATTCAACTCAGCAGTTGTGCTGGTTACACCGTCAAGGATGTTCAACTCTGCGGCTGTCGAACTAACCGCCGTACTCCCAAGTACTAACTGCCCGTCAGGAATAACAATACGTGCCGCTCCTGCGAGGATGAGGTCGTCAACATCTTCATCCCAAAGCATGTAAGCACTAGCTGTAGCACCGAAGAATTTAACGTCATAGCCGGTGTCGTCTGCGCCTACTGTCACTGTGTTGTCAATTTGGACAGCGCCATCAATGTCTACGGCGTCAAGGTTGGTCGTACCGTCTATGTCAATATCACCAGATATATCTAATGAAGCCCCGGTCAATACCCCCGCTACGGTAAGCGTAGATGCCATATCTACGGCACCGTCTATATCGACAACATCTAGGTTGGTCGTACCGTCTACATCGATATTCCCAGAAATATCTAACGATGCCGCTACAACTTCCCCAGCAAACGTAGCCTGAGTCGTTCCAGTTGCGATAGACATAACTGTCGCATCGGCGTCGTTCTTGATCGTGACATCAGTGCTACTACCTTGACCGGTAATAATGATGCCTTCCGCGCTGGTGTAGCCGATTGCAGCGTCGTCCCCGGCAGCGGTATCCCCGGTAGCCTGTAGCGTGCCTGCAGTAATAATGTCCCCGACAACTGTTACATTCGTTGTCCCTGTAGGTATCTCAAGAACATCGGCATCAGCGTCGTTCTTGATCGTCACATCATTTGTACTACCTTGACCCGTAAGGATCAGACCTTCTGCGCTGGTGTAGCCGATAGCTGCATCATCCCCGGCAGCGGTATCGCCGGTAGCCTGTAGAGTACCTGCAGCGATGATGTCTCCTGTAACCGTTACATTTGTCGTCCCGGTTGGGATCTCAAGAACATCAGCGTCAGCATCGTTCTTGATCGTGACATCGTTTGTACTTCCCTGCCCCGTAAGGATCAAACCTTCCGCGCTGGTGTAACCCATTGCAGCGTTGTCACCAGCCGCAGTATCCCCAGTCGCCTCAACGGTTAGGCCAGTAATAACTCCAGTAGCAGTGACGGCCCCACTAACATCTAAAGCCGTAAGGTTGGTAACTGCTTCATTTACGTTAGTACCGTCACAGAAAACAATAGAAGATTTTCCGTTGGGTATGGCGATACCAGTACCACTAGCTGTCTTAACAGTAACCTGTTGCCCAGAACCGTTCTTACAAACGTATACCTTGGAGGCAGCGGGGCAGATAACAGTCGCAGCGCCAGACAGATCCGTAGATGTATCCGTAAATTCAAGGATAGCCGCTCTTGCTTCAGCCGTAGTACCGTCTGCGGTAGTCAAGGTATGCGAGTTACCGGACCACGAGTTAATAACCGAACGTCCTGCAACGGCCTCTTCGACCATAGACGTTATATTGTTATTAACAACGTCGCCCCATGTCCCACTTAATTCACCTTGAACCGGAAGCGCGAGTTTAAGTATCGATGTGTATTGTGTAGCCATAGGGTACCTTTATGCCGCTACTTGCCATGTAACAGTTTGTGAATCAGACACCGAACTCCACTCAGGGCTTTGGGAGCTACTTACTGTGCTCCAGCTAGGCGTCTGGCTGTCAGAAACAACTGACCATGTGATGGACTGGGAATCATCAATAGTTCCCCAGCTTGGGGTTTGGCTATCTGAGACAGCCGCCCACGTTACAGACTGAGAATCATCAATAGTTCCCCAGCTTGGGGTTTGGCTATCTGAGACAGCCGCCCACGTTACAGACTGGGAATCATCAATAGTTCCCCAACTGGGGGTCTGACTATCTGAGACAGCCGCCCACGTTACAGACTGGGAATCATCAATAGTTCCCCAGCTTGGGGTCTGACTATCTGAAACACTACCCCATATATTAACAAGGACAGTCCCCAGACCAGAAGTAGCAGCCAGACCTGAAACATCGATAGTAAGACGGTCAGAACCCCACGCAGTCTGCCCCCACGAACCAGACCCCCACGAGGCGGTATATGTTGTAGAGGAACTAGCCATTGTCAGGCTAACCTGATTATTGCGTTACTAGCGTCTGCCACAGGGAACTTAATTTCAAAAGCTCCCCCAGTGGTGCTTTTATCTGCCCCGAAATCTAAAACAGCTATCGCCGGGTTCCCAGTAGTAGATCTATAGATCAAGGCCCCCCTAGCTGTGATAGTAGCGGAGTTCCATATGGTGTCTGCAAAATCCAAATAAGCAGTAGTACCGGAAGTAGTAGGAGCAACAACTGTTAGCGTGTTGCCCCCCGCTGTATATCCGGTACCAGAAACTTCATTAGTCGTTGCGTACGCCGTAGTAGACGCACTGAGATCCGCACTGGAAGTGTACAGGGCTATCTTAAAAGTCTGAGAAGAGTCGGCGCTGAAGTCCACCTCCCCATCAAACAGAGCCTTCTTAAACGAAGTACATAAGGTCTGTGTTATTGCCATACATAACTTCCTACAAGCTCGCTACTCTGAATTGCCCAGATCTATAAGTATCCTCACGGAGTCTACCGTCCCCAAGATTACGCAGCAGTTCAATAGACTGTACGTAGAGCTTTTCATACAACGCAATAACGTCCGGTTCACCTTTCATAAACCGTATAGCCTGTATTAACGCCCCGTTCAGGAGCGCCGAATCAAACTCGTTGCCTAGCCAAGTACTACCTGCACTGACTATAGAAGTCGGGTAATACCCATAATGAAGTTCTACTGTGTAACCGCTATTGGGAGTGGGGCCTACAATGAACGTAGTATCGTCAAAGTACGCATAGTGCTTGGGTTGCCCTGTGGAAGCGGGGGTGGGATACGCATCGCGAATAAAGTTAACGTCCTTATTCAGAAGATAACTGTAGGCCCCACTGCTGTTAAGTACTGCTAGGCTATAGCTGTACAAAAAGTCCGAAGGTACGGATAGATACTTATTACCTGAGGTTAACGTTCCCGTTACATTTTTACGTAACGCAGGGATCTGAACAGAATTATAAATAAGCTGCTCAGCCTGTTTGACGAACATAGCCAATTGGTCAGCCGTAAAGGATGACTCACATACATCTTCGATGTTCGTTGTAAGCTCAGTGTAATTCATAACTAGCCCATAGGACCGCGTGCCATAGTGCCTTTAGTAGCCGCTCCGGTACCCCGTATTTTAATCCCAGAGGTTTTAACACCCTTCCCGGCTTTTTTCGTCTTACCTTTCGACTTCTTCATAACCACCTCCTAGGTAGTTACCACTGTTACTGTTCCTACAGCCCCGGAGGCTACTAGGTTATTCGGTACAAGCCCAAATGGGTCCCGTCCACCTCCCACAGGAGCCCAACCCCACTGTATATCCCGACTCGGCTCTAACTCCGCACTATCCGGGCGGGGGTCTCGTAACGCCTGTGGATCATCTACCGGGAACTCCCCCAGACGTAACTGAGGATGGTCCTTGTTCCAACATTCAGGACAGGCTTTAACGTTAGTGTCCCTACCCTTCTCTACAAGTGATTTTAACTTGTGGAGTCTATACTGGAACCCGCAAACGTCACATATGCCTAGGGCCTTTTTGCCTGATGCAAAACGTGCAGCCACTTCAGATCCTAGTCGCCCGTGGTACAAATCTAGCAGGGGTTTTTTCTCGGTCCTCTGCAGCAGCTAACGAAAACTGTTCGTCATAGACCTGTTTAAGAAAAGGAAGTCTTTCCGCGAGTTCAGGGTCCTTCATCGCAATATTGTACGCAAGCCCTGCTACCAGACAGGGGATAAACCGGAAGTTCATATCTGCGGTTTCAACACCATCACCTGCGTCTTGGATACGGCGCATACGCCAGTACCGAAATTTGTAATCCCCGCTATCGGGCACAGGCCAGACATTTATCTTAGGGTTATCCCGAAGCCGCTCTATCCATACCTGAATAGGACGCCCCTTGGATAATTTGTTCGGGATAGACGCATAGGTGCTGACACTGATACGAGGGATTGTAAGGTCAGATTGTGTAGATACATTACCGTCTCCGGTACGTATAACCTGCTCCAGCAAATCAATAGTATCCGCAGGGAGGTCGTACTCAGACGTACCCTCCACAAGATCTATAGACCCCTCGTCAATCGTCCACAGGTTTATCCCACGGTTCTGCCACTCAATCGTAAGCAGATTCATGGACCGGCGAGCCGTCCTAAGGTCATACCCAGACCGCATCTCACGGCCTGCGCGTTCCCAAGCCTCTTCCGCGATCTCAGTAAAATCTAAACTGAATGCTGTCGTACCGGATGTAGCCATTAGATATACAACGTCTTTTTACGTCGCCCTGCTTTTACTGCTCCACACCCACGGGCTATAGAGCGTTTACCTTTGATTAAGCCTCCGCTACGCAACTTTACTGTCGCAGCGGGGGTATTCTTAACCACTGTCTTACCTTTCCCTCCCTCCTGCTTTTTCTTTTTAGCAGTAGCGGATAACTGTGTCTTCGACAAACTTTTGGCCTTACTCCTAGGCAAACAGCGGTCAGGGTTTTTCGTATCCTTGGAAGTACCGCACGGGCCTTTAATCTTCCCATCAGTACCGATACGGACCCAATCCTGTTCCCGCCATTTACGTAACTGGCCCACTAGCGTGCCTTCTTACTTTTGCCATACTTAGGGTCTTTGCAGTATTTCGACGCTGCCATGTTGGCGTACGCTGACGGATACGTGTCAAAGGTTCGCTTAGCCCAAGCCTTACCCTTGGCACATATCTTACCGCCGCTTTTGTAGTATCTACGCATCAACGCATCTTAGCGGGACGAACGCCTTTTCGGGCTATCCCTGCACCACGAACTTTGCCCCCGGCCTTATAGCCTTTGGTCTTCATCTTCCCACCGGCCTTATAGCCTTTGGTCTTCATCTTCCCACCGGCCATATAGCCTTTGGTCTTCATCATGCCGCCACCGCGCATTTTCTTCGCAGGCCCAAAATCAGCCTTTGTGGGACGCCTGCCGAGTTCATCGTACTTATTTAAGTACGCCGTCAGCCCCACCCCGGTCGCCGCTAACTGCTCTCTCGTAACGTTGGCCTTTGCATCTTCAGAACCTTTCTTACCTACGTTACGATCCGCCATACCGGTGCCCTTACCGGTAACACGCGGTTTCTTTTTAGGCAAGGATGGCGGTGTTTCGGGTTTTGCAATCATAGATTTCTTGGATTGCAAATCCTGCATAGCAGCCTGTCTTTTGGCACCTGCCGCTCTTGACTGCGCGGGGGTTTTACCTCTTAGGGTCTCGGTTCGCGGACTAACATCCTCGCGTTGTGCCCTAGGGACGGGCTTAGGCTTAGACTTAGGCTTTGCTGGAGGAACCTCTGGACCTTTGAAAGCTAATCTAGCCCCTTGAGAGGGAGGTGTCGATGTTCTTGCAGGTGCTTTTGGAGCAGGAGGTTTCGGCTTTGCTGGGGGAACCTCTGGACCTTTGAAAGCTAATCTAGCCCCTTGAGAAGGGGGTTTCGATGCAGAAGCCGCTTTACGTTTGGCTCTGGCCTCTCTGCGCCTTTTAAGTACAGAAGCAGGTAGTTTAGGCATGACTAAGAGTCCTCATCGTTATACAGGTTGTCAAACACCTGATTAATATCTAACGTATAGTCCAGATCGGACTTACTGTAATGGATATGTTGGGACGGCTTGA